AACCTGACCAAGACCCCAAGACGTAGACATTAGAGCTTCCCTTGGAGCTATATTATACGCTGTTTCAATCTCTTTGTATACAGCGTCTGATCCTTTTGGATAAGGCTTCTCACCCCACTTAGGATATGCAATACCAGCAGCAATAGCCTCTGCCAGTTCCGTTGGCTTATCCTTCAAAATTTTATAGAACAAGTGACGCTCAAACAAAGCCTTTGGTCTACCAGCTTTATCAAATCCATCACCAGCAGATTCAACAGCAAGTACAGCGCGAAGAGCAGCTACTTCAACTTCCATATTACCAGCTACTTGTGCTACATCGAAGTCGTTTAAACGTGCAGCAGAACCTTTAAAACCATTCATCACTTAATCCTTTGGCGTTGAGTTGTAGATCATGGCGTCCTTCTTCTGAGAACCAGAAGAGCTACCAAAGTAAAATGCAATGATACCGCCCCATGCAGTCTGTAAAGCTCCAAGCAGCAACAACAATGCCTCGTTGCCAGATGTTGGTAAACCATAGACTAACATATATAACAAAATAGAAAAGAATCCAACAGTTACACTAATCGCTAATGCACGAGGAATCCAATCACGTGTTTCTTTTTGAAAGTCACGCGCTGACTTCCTATCGTCTACTGAAATACGTTCTAGATCAATGTCCAAAGATTTCATCTGGACTTTAAAGTCTGTATCGACCTTCTTAATCGCAGCAAGTTGTTCTGGAGTTGCGGAGGCCATTGCAGCCCTTAATTCAGCCTCTGTTGAGTCTTCTGTACCAAGCAGTGCCTGAGACAGTGCTTTTGTAGCAAGTCCAGCCAGTGGCCCTCCTAGAGCCGTAGCGATGCTAGGTGCAATAGAACCAAGTAGTGGCCCGAATGTTTTAAGCAGATCCATCTTTTCCTCCGGTTGATTTTGATCCTAACATAATACCCGATAGAGTCCCTGTTAGGAATGTAGCAATTGGTGCAATTAGTTTAAAAAACTCTTGATCATTTGGTGCTTGTCCATCAATCGGCTGCACGACAAAAATTAAGCTGTACAGCACCGCGAAGACAGTCCCCGTCAGCGTAAGACATAAGGATATTCCAATAATGAACTGCAAAAGAGCGTGTAGTTCATCTTCTTTTATTGTCATCTTGCCACTGCTCCACATGGGTTTTGCTTTAAAGTGTCTGCAGAACAAGTTCCAGATGCTGTACAGATGGGTGGATTACATTCCGCTGCATCCCAGTTCTTAGGGTCTTGGCACGGGTAACGATATCTATCCTCACACCCAACTAAAAAAATCAACATGGCTATAAGGATGTACTTCATTTGTGAGTAAACAATACCATGCCAATAGCAATGAATGTAGCAAATATAATAACAGCACCAATCAACCAAGCACCCATGATCAAGTCTTTGCGGGTTTCTTCGGCTTCTCGCATTGCCGTAGCGGCGGCACGTGCTGCTTCCTTACGCATTTCTGTTACTTCTTTTTGTATACTAGTCCACGCCGCAATACCATACGCACCAACGAATAGATTTCGCGTATCTAGCTGTAATTTCTGGGCTTTTTGTTTTAAGGTGTAAAGTTTAATTGCCTCGGCTTCATACTCTGCCTGAGATTGAAATATACGCTTCTTTCGCTTACCTGACGTTAACTGTGTAATCTGAGCAATTCGCCCGAACAAACTACCGACGCGGTCGGCAACGTCAAGCATCTCGTGACCTGAATCTACCGCACCCTTGATGCCGTTATATAAAGCAGTCGCACCAGCAATAAGGGTAAATGGGTCCATTATTTATCTGCTTTATTATCCAAACGATCAAAAATCTGCCTACAAATATCTTTGATTTCCTTCATGCCTTCAGTGAATTCATCGCGACGAATGTATTGTGTTGGTAATACCACTTCAAGTCTGTGCACATCACTGCGTAGTTCTTTCATCGCAGCCCAAAGCTCATGTGCAAACCAACCAAGTCCAGCTAACACAATACCACCCGTAAAGTTAATTAGAGTTTGTAGATCCATTTTTATAAATCCGCTGTATTTGTTGATGGAAATGATCTATTTGGTCCCCAAATAATACGAACAGCACCGACGCCACCGGGACCACCATTTCCAGCCCCGCCGTTGCCTCCACCGCCTCCACCGCCGTATAGCCCACCAGTACCAGCATTGGCAGTAGTTCCTGTCCCACCATCCGTACCACCCGAACCACCGTCCCCGCCGCCTCGAACTACAGCCGCAGCAGCACCACTAGCACCTTCGCCTAATATGCCGACACCCCCGCCGCCGCCACCGCCACCGACGTTATTCGACGTGCTACCAGACCCACCATAGCCACCACCGCCGCCGCCACCAGCACCGCCTGTTCTTCCTGCCCCAGTATAGTTGCCGCCGCCACCACCGTTGCCAGAATAACCACCAGCACCACCGCCGCCACCGCCGCCTCTTGCAGCGTCATTGGCCCAGCCACCGCCGCCACCGTTTCCGCCACCGTCGCCAGTATGTGTTCCCCCAGCATTTGCACGGGTTGCTGTCGGAGAGCTACCATTACCAGCACCACCTAGAACACCGTTTTGACCGCTTACCGTAGCTAGAGATATAAAATAACTATCTCCACCGTTGCCTTCTATTGCGCCACCTGCACCAACAACAACTGTATACGCAGTGCCGGGAGTTACTGCTATATTATTTTTCCAGCCTAAACCACCACCAGATCCACCGTTACCTCCTGATGAGGCAGTCCCACCACCGCCACCGCCGCCGACACAAACAACAGAAACAGAAGATACACCAGCGGGAGCTACCCACGAATAAGTTCCAGCGGTTGTATATGCATCTTGTCCAACAGCAGACAAACCAAAACCAAAACTTCTAGCAGATGCAGCCCCAAATGATCCTAATAATGGCATGTTAATCAAACTTCACTTGTGACGCGAATACAAGATACGTTGGTGTAGATGCAGTTTTAATAATTGTATAAGAATAGGAGTCATGAGCACTTGCGCTTCCTGCAGAAGGTGCTCCACCGCCTTGCCACATTGGCGTAACTGTAGTTCCATCAATCTTTACAGCGGTGTTATAAAATGCTGTAGCATCGTTCTCAACTATCATAGCAATAGTGATTATATCACCATTTGACATTAATGATGCCAACGTAGCTGTGTCACTACCGCGAATGTTAAGCGTCCAGTTTGTTGAAGTATTCGTAGTAACATACCATACAGACTGCGTTAAAACGTCATAGTTCATCGTGGATGCCCACGTAACTGAACCATACGTGCCGTTCTCAATAATATTAGGAATCTTCAAAGCTGCTGCTGTAGTAGTTCCGGTAATTTCTACAGTGTCAATTGCTGGGCTTGTAAGCGTCTTATTTGTAAGGGTTTGTGTACCAGTAAGAGTTACAACTTCAACACCATTGGCCTGTACAATTCCAGATCCTTTTGGATTAAGATTTAAAGATATATTTGTACCATCGCCAGTAGCAGCAATAATAGGAACACCAGTAAATGTAGCAGTGTGTACACCGTCCTGTGATCCAGTAGTTGTTATTGATGCTCCACCGGGAGAAGCGGAAATATTAAATGTAGTTGCATTAATTTTCTTTACAAAATATGTAGTATTAGCTACTAAGCCTGTAGGCAAACCCGGAGAACCAGTAGTTGTAAACACAACCGGAGTACCAGATGGCGGCGTTGCAGCGACAGTGACAACAGCAGGAGCGGCAATTGTAATCGTTGCAGTTACTGCAGGTGACGCTGCGTTTGATACAGTTATCTCGTTCACAGCACTTGTAACGGTGTCCATGACAATAAGTTCATTGCCGTTGGCGTCAGCAATAAATCCACTATCAGCAAATTTAGGAGCGGTAAGTGTTTTGTTTGTAAGAGTTTGTGTTGCAGTGACCGATGCAGGGTTATTAACTAACTCGCGAACATCAGTTCCATCACAGTAAACATAAGCTTTTGTTCCTGTGGCTACATCAACACCAGTCTGTCCTGATACCTTGACTGTAATAGTTTGACCACACGAATTATGAATAATGTAAGGACGCTCATATGCTGGTACGTTATATGTAATAGCTGCTCCAGCAGAGCCAGTAAATTTATAAACTAGGTTATGATAAGGGCCAAGAGTATAATCAGTTACAGTCAATGTCTGTGGTGTAGATGGGTCGGATATTTCTAAATAAGAAGTAGTAGCACCTTCGAGCATTTGAAGATTTTCATTGGTGATAGTTCCCCAATCGTTGTCCTTTTCACCAACCGTCATTAACTCTAATCGTAGAGGTGAAGAAACACTGCTAACCATTTTTTAAATCCTTAATCGCCCTGTGCGTTTTTTTCTAACCATGTTTCGCTTACTCCAGTAGACAATAAACCCCATGTTACAGCATTGTTGCATATAATATTTAACTGTACACCGGAAGGAACTACGTTTGCAGCAGCGTTAACAACTGCTGTACCATTATTAAATGAAGCAGAAACACCAATTAAAGTAATTTCAGTTATTAATTCTATTGTAGGAGAGCCTACACTAATAGCTATTCCATTACAAGTAACAGAAGTATTCGCGTCAGCGGTTATTACAACTGTGCCAATATTGACACTTAATCCATCATTTATGGAAATTACAGTAGCACCTGCCGAAACAACTGGTGTCCCAACAAATGATAGTAAGCTATCTAAAGATATGGATACAGTAGAATTTGTAGTTACCTCAAAGGCAGAGCTTTCAAATGCTGCTGGATTAAATGTTTGTGCCATTACATTCTCTGATTACATCATTAAAAAGAAATTTGAACTGCCACCTGGAGCAGCAGTAAACACCCACCCTGTGTTTCCGCTAACATTTGTACTGTTTGCACCAGCATACCATGCAGAGCCTCCGGTAGCGGTGCTATCTTTAATGGACATATAATCAACAGAGACTGTTCCAGATGCCTTAGATAACGTCGCAGCAGTCCCGGATGTCGAGCTGTCAATAGTGAGTACTTTTCCTACAGTCCCTGTTGCGGTGAAATCTGAGACAGTTTGCGTTGTTCCAGAAGTAAAACGTATTGATGTCGCAGCTGTTGCATTATACGAATTTGAAATATTTGCAAATGTGTTGGAGCCAGAAATTGTTAGCTGTCCTGCACCGCCTTGATTTAATGTAATTGCACCCCAATTAGCACTTCCACCAGCAAAAGTTTTAGCAGAACCACTTGTTAGTGTAACAGTTGCACCGGAACCAGAAACAGTTAAATTAGTTGATGTTGCAAAATTCCATGCAGTTCCACTAGTTGAACATGTAAAAGTAGAAGCATTTAAGTTTAATGTTCTAATGTTAGAATTATTAGAAGTAAAATTTCTACAAGTCACAGCATAATTTGATGAACTTGTACTAAATGTTCCGTTTACTAACCTAATTTGTCCGCCATTACCACCACCAGTAGATGTGTAAGCACTACCAAGGGTCCAAGTTCCACCTACACCATCTAAATCAATTCTACCTATATTAAAATTATTAGTCGTTATTGTTTTTGATGTTGTAGCATTGAAAATAGCTCCGATATCCGTATCCCAAGAACTAACCGTTCCAGATGCAACTAACATGCTGCCGGAAATAGTTATATTTATAAATCCACCAGGATTGTTAAATGCTATTAATCCGTCAGAGATTGTAAAATCGTCACAAAAAACGTCATTTGCAACAGTTACAGTATACGTTCCCACTTGGTCAAAAATAACGTCTTCAATTGCAGTTGGAACAGATGCGCCACCTGCACCACCTGATGAAGCAGACCAATGAGTTGTGTCTGATGCGTCCCAAGTACCCGCGCCACCAACCCAATATCTAACAGGAGCAAACACCCATCCTGTGTTTCCGCTAACATTTGTACTGTTTGAGGCATTCCATGTAGCACCACCTGTAGCAGTGCTATCTTGAATCGAGAGAAAACTAACCGAGACTGTTCCAGATGCTTTAGATAAAGTTGCAGCCGTCCCTGGTGTTGTGCTGTTAATAGTTAGTACTTTCCCTGAAGCTCCTGTTGCGGTGAAATTTGAGACAGTCTGTGTCGTTCCAGACGTAAAAGCAATCGTTGTCGCACCTGTTGCATTGTAGGAATTTGAGATATTCGCAAATGTGTTGGAACCAGAAATTGTCAGTTGTCCCGCACCGCCTTGATCTAATGTTATTGCACCCCAATTAGCACCGCCTCCTGCAAAAGTCTTGGCAGAAGCACCCGTCATTGTGACAGTTGCACCAGAACCTGACACAGTTAAATTAGTAGACGTTGTGCAAGTCCAAAATGCTGATGTAATTGTATATGTAGAAGCATTTAAGTTTAATGTTCTAGTGTTGGAATTATTTGAGCTAAAATTTGCAGAATTAACAGAATAATTTGATGCACTTGTGCTAAATGTTCCGTTTGTTAATGTAATTGTCCCGTTATTTACTGCAAATGCACTACCGAGAGTCCAAGTCCCTCCAACACCATCAAAATATGGCGCACCTATAGCCTCACCATTAGTTGATATTGTTTTTGATGTTGTAGCATTGAAGGTAGGTATAAAATTGGATGACCAAGTACCAACAGTTCCAGATACAAGTAACAAACTACCGGAAATAGTTATTGTTTGGCTACCGGAAGAAGGAGTAAATGAGACTACTCCAGCAGAAACTGTAAAATCAAGACAAGTGAGAGGACCAGTAACAGTTACCGTATACGTCCCTGCTTGGTCGAAGAAAACATTATCAGACGCGCTTGGAACTGGCGCACCACTGCCCATACCAGAAGTCAACGACCAATTAGCGGTGTTTGTTGTATCCCAAGTACCCGCGCCGCCGACCCAATATTTATCCACCATCTATGATCTCCTCAGATGCTTCCTTGATCATAGCGACCCATTTGTCGTATCTATCTTGTTTCATCGCCTCTATCTGCTCAAAGGTCAGAGCATTATATTGATCAGGCGGCATGACAAGAGCATCCGTAAATGATGGCCATTCACCAATCGTGAAACTATCGGAAATCCAACCATTATCTAAAACTGTAATTGTCATTTTTAATCCTTTACGCTGTAGCCACACACCGCCACTTGAGGGTCGTGGCATTCCATATGAAACCAATGTCTAATCTATTCGTACCAACCGTTGTTGTTGGCAAAGCCACAGTAGAAGCCTCGAATTTAGAACCAAAAGAAGTAATAGCAACAGCCGCTGTTCCAGTAATTGAAATTATCAATTTTTGACCGTTTGTAGGCGTTCCAGTCAAATTTGTTGTGAAATTGGTGATAGTTGCTGATTGACCCGTGATAACCATCATATCAAAGTCATCAGTATTCAGAGTCGGTGTTGCACTATTTGAACTGCTTTCAAAAACACGAGGGGTTACCCGTTTATTTGTTAGCGTCTGGATAGCAGCAGCACCAACTACTGTATCACCTGTGACCGCAGTGGATAAATTAGTGTAGGTCGGCGTTTGCAAAAATGTTGCTACCCCTGTACCAAGGCCACTGACGCCTGTTGAAATAGGCAATCCCGTAGCATTAGTGAGAGTTACGCTTGTTGGTGTTCCGAGAATTGGAGTTGTAAGAGTTGGCGAAGTTGCAAAGACTAGTAATCCGCTTCCAGTTTCATTGGTCACCGCAGCAGCTAAATTAGCTGAACTAGGCGTTGCAAGGAATGTTGCTACACCAGTACCAAGCCCACTGACACCCGTACTTATTGGCAGTCCCGTTGCATTAGTAAGGACACCACTTGCTGGAGTACCCAAAGCAGGGGTTGTCAGAACTGGAGATGTAAGAGTTTTATTTGTCAACGTCTGTGTTGCAGCAATACCTACAATAGTATCAGTCGCTGCCGGAAGCGTAAGTGTGTTGGTCCCGGCAACAGCAGTGGCTACAAGCGTTATCGCTCCTGAAGTTGACCCATTAAGTGCAACACCAGCACTTGTAATTGTTGGACTGGTTAATGTCTTATTAGTAAGCGTCTGTGTAGCAGCAGCACCAACTACGGTATCACCTGTAACAGCAGTGGATAGATTGGAGTAAGACGGCGTTGCAAGGAATGTCGCCACTCCTGTACCAAGTCCTGATACACCTGTACTTATTGGCAGTCCCGTTGCATTGGTAAGGACACCACTCGCGGGGGTTCCCAAAGCGGGAGTTACAAGTGTAGGCGAAGTAGCAAATACTAGTGCACCTGTACCAGTTTCGTCTGTTACAGCAGACGCCAAGTTTGTGGAACTCGGTGTTGCAAGGAATGTCGCCACTCCTGTACCAAGGCCATCCACACCCGTGCTTATCGGTAACCCTGTGGCATTAGTAAGAACACCACTTGTAGGAGTGCCAAGCAGCGGCGTAACAAGTGTTGGCGATGTAGCAAAAACCAACGCACCTGTACCAGTTTCACCTGTTACAGCGGTGGCTAAATTAGCTGAACTAGGCGTTGCAAGAAATGTCGCAACACCCGCACCAAGGCCATCCACACCCGTGCTTATCGGTAACCCTGTAGCATTGGTAAGAGTTCCACTTGTAGGTGTTCCAAGCAGCGGTGTGACAAGCGTAGGTGAAGTTGCCAACACAACCGAGCCTGTTCCTGTCGCGGTGGAGAAATGATTGTATCCCGCTTCCCAACTTGCGGCAGTTGTCCCTGAAGTCAAAATGCATGTACACATCACAGACGTTCCGGGAAGAACCGTAATGACAAGATTTGCACCGGATGAATTGACTGTCAGGTTGCCAGTGCTATTGTTAACGATGTAAAATGAAAATCCAGTTGACAAAGTACTCGTTACAGGGAGCGTAATTGTCTGAGTATTTGTCCCTGTGAAAACTTGGAAATACGCGCTTGACACCGTTAACGTAGTCGTTCCTGCCGCCGTTGCGGTGGTTGTAAACGTCGTAAGGTTGGTCAACGCACCATGAGCGGTTGACGCGTTAGTGCCACCATTTGCCAGTGTTAAAGGTGCCGTTAATGTTGGTGAGGTTAATGTTTTATTTGTAAGCGTCTGTGTGCCAGTAAGTGTAGCTACACTTGTATTTACACCAAGCGTACCGCTAGATAACGAAAGATCACTAGATACAGCTATTTCTTCAACAGCACCTGTACTTGCCGTAGTCCTGCCTAAAAGTTTACTAGTTGCCATTTGCAACGTATGTTCAGCATTCCAATTAGAAGGCTGTACAAGCGTTGCGTCAGCACCGTCTGTTTTTCCTGAGTTAAATGCGTGTTTTAATGATATTGCCATTACGATAACCTAATAATAGCACTCGAAGAGTCTGCAGTTGGGAACACAACCGTAAATGTTCCATTTGTAGCAGTTTGATCAGTTGTAAAATCTAGTACTGCAATTGCTTTATTTGATTTTGAAGAGTTGTAGATCAATGCATAACGAGCAGTAATAGTTGCTGTTGTCCAATTTGTGTCTGTAAAGTCTACAATTGCTGTAGAACCATCAAGAGTAATTGCTGCACCAGCCAATGTATTACCACCAGCAGTATAATTAGTTCCGCTACTAGACACTTCATTAGTAGAACTATAAGCCGTAGTTGATGCTGATAGAGAAGCTGAACTTGTATAAAGTGCTATCTTAATCACATCGGTGTCAAGATCGTGAGTCCCACCAAGGACTTCTGTTTTAAATGAATTACAAACTGCACTAGCCATTAGATAAGACCCTTAGTTTTAAACTCGTCAGATGAGTTCTTTGTTTCCATAAGTTGCAAACGTTGCATCGCCTCAGTATAACTTGTTTTGTACATAGTTACAAGTTCTGGTGCGGATTGAAGATAAATTGCCGCTTCGTACACACACGCAGCGAATAGAACATCTTCCGCATTTGTACCAAGCCACGTTGTAGTTGATGTAATAATAGATGTAGGGCTGTATGTGTATGATATCTCAACAGTAGACGTAGTAGATGGTGTTGGTGCTAGAAATACTGTGTTAGCATCCCAATGAGCGTAGTACTTTGGTGTCCCTGTAGTTGCAGAATTGGGTGTGTATTCGCGAATAAAGCTTTCTGCACGAAGTTCAAGAAAATCTCCGGTGTTTAAACGGATATATCTTACAACTAGACAGTCTGTGGGTAATGCAAGATATGCATCAGATGCAATGAGATTAGCAGTTGCGTGTTTTCTAAACAGACGAAGATCGGACTCACGAAGAATTCTATTCTCTGCATTTTTAATGATTTGGTCTAGATTGGCTGCAAGTTCAGTTGAATCATTGTTCAACCAACTTACAATACCAGCCTTTAAAGTTGTATAATTCATGGCCTACCACCTGCTGTGTGTGGAAATGCTGCATCGTATGGAGCATTACTTGATGTTTGTACTGGCGTATCTTTACGCGGATCTCTTAGAGGTTTAGGATCTCCAAGATCTTTATGTCTAGGTTCTAACTGAGGATGCTTTTCCTCATAGCATGATTCGCACACAACCTTGTTTGTCCACTCCTTCTTAAGAGTGACCTTCTTGTACTGTAAACCGCAACGGTCACAGATACCAAGATACATGTTGCTAATGGAACTCATAGTTACCTACGCCGCATGGATGGATACATAAATGTACTAGTACGATCACGATCACCTTCCATTGCATAATTCATATTACGATCAAACTCTGAAAGAAATGAAGGCCAAGCTGGTGCAGATGCTGGTTTCTTAAGTGCCAACTTATATGTCAGACCAGAAATAATTGCTGGGAGAAGTTGATCAGGAACATCGATATTGTTGGTATAATCACCAACATCTTGAATCTTGCGCTTTTTTTCAAACTTAACTGTATATACAGCGTCAGGAACGGGCCATAGATACAAAACAATTGCATCTCTTTGCTTATCTACATAATAGATAGACGGAGTACCTGTTGATGTTTTGTTTGGAATTATAGCATAGTCACTATACGAATAGCGTGTTAACTCAACATCAGTAGAGCTTACTGTAATAGTTACATTCATAATATCAAGTGCATTAGCATCTAATACATATGTAGCGGTAGACGCTACAGTAGAAATTGAATCCTTCTCAGAGATAAATGCAAATAGATTCCTGTTAGAGAATTCCCTAAATAGAAGGTTTAAACTTCTACGCGCTGATTTAAGCTCATGACCAGTTGGTGCAAGGACTCCAAGTGGCTCATAAGCTTCAGCGATGATGTCATCCACAGTAAGGTTGAATGTAGATGTACCTGAAGTAGCCATTTAAAATATTCCTTAGTAAGAGCCAACTTTTCTCATTTCGAGAATAATTGTATAACGGTCACCCGCTGTAAAATCATACGTAGTAACTTTAATATCACCTGTTTTACCCGCACCAGCATTATTCTTAATGCCGCCAAAACTAGAAAAGTCATAACTCATAGTAGAATTAACAGGAACAGTCATTGCTAACACTGGCGTGGTTGCATCAAAAAGAATATCTGCTCCCATGCCATGAGTCATAAAATGAACTCGTTCAATATAAAGTTCAGCACAAGAAAAAGTAGATGCAGTAACCTTCGTAACTGCTGATTCACCAACACCATCAGAGATATTAGTGAATTTCATAATAAGACGAGTCTTATTATCAAGTAAGGTTTGAGAAGTTACTGCATCTGCCATTTTGTTTTCCTATTAGCTAAAGATTACGATACTGTAGCACTAAACGGTGTAGCTGGAGTTCCAGAACCAAGAAGGTTTGCACGAACAACAAATTCACCAGCAGCAATGTCTATGATCTCTACATAAGAACCAGCAAGGCCACCAGTTGTAGATCCGCTCATAGTAAGAGTGTCAGAAGCTGCAATAGTGCTAAACACTGTACCAGTAGTACCAGCAACACTTGCGGTTCCAATCATTATGTCAGTAGCATTTGCTACTTTAATAACATAACTATTACTTGTAACACTCGTCGATACGACAAAGCGATACATAGCATTTGTACCAGTTGCAGCAGGAAGAGTAATTGTCATACCAGCGGCAGCAGAAAGATTGATAGTCTGACCGTTATATGTGTCCTGCGTAATAGTAGCAGAAGCCGTCAAAGTAGAATTTCCGTCAGTACCAGTAATAAATCCAGCCTTAGATGTAACTGGACCTGAAAAAGTAGTCGAACCCATTGTAGTCTCCTATTGCGTTAAAGTGTACTGTCTCGCAAAGTCAGCAAAAGCTGTCAGTACAAGTTGAAAAAGGGGGAGAGACAATCCCTCCCCCTAGTTTATTAGACGCCCGGCGAACCGTAGATGGCACGTGGGTTAGACCAACCGAACGAATAACGCTCGGAAGCCTTGTAACGCACGTTGCCAGACTCAAAGTCGCCTTCCATTGCCGTCTTAAGCGAACGACGTTGGAACATCTTCAGGCCGTCTGGGCAGTCAGTCTTGATGAACCACGCATCTGGATCGGTGAGGTAGTTATTGACGGTGTAGCCACCACCAATAAGACCAGTCGAAACGATAGCGTTGACATCATTGTCTGCAGAACCCGGACGATATTCTGTCTTAAGGAGACGCTCTGCAACGAACGTCAACTCATTAGGAATAATCAGACGGGAAGCCTGAAGAGCGATTGGAAGGCCACGATCATCGACGAAATCGCCGATTGCAATCAAAGCATTTTCCAGTGCCGTTTCAGAGATGTCTGCAGCAGCGCGGTTCGACAGTGTACCACCACCCCAGAGAGGGTGGTCAGTTGCAGCAAGAGTCTTACCATCACCACCCGTAAAGCCAGACGCAGCGAAGGCGTTGTTCAGCACAGATGCTGCCTTAACCTGCTTCGAGTGAGCCATAGAACGGGCGAGAGCCTTTGTGTAGCGTGTT